CAGGCGCCTAACCTCTCAAATTCTGTTACCAATCCTAGGCGCGCAAGGGGCCGTGGCGCGCAAGGGGCCCACCCCACTGTTACGCCTTAGGGCTCGCGTAACTCTACTGTTAAGGGGGGGGTTAGGGGGGTGGGTTTAGGTACTAGGAGGCGGTCCTAGTCCAGGAGCCCGTAGGGCGACACTTGGAACATCAGCCTAGTGTTTGGAGGCGATGTCACAGACTAGGCGTCTGAGCATTGGTTGTGTTATACGCGGTCTAAGTTCGATACCTGGCCCGTGACTTCTCCTCCTCTTTTTAAAGCCGCGTAACGAATAGTTACCAGAGGTCGTGGTATAGTATTACCCACGACTTCTGAGGCGAGGCAGTGAGGCACTGCCTTAAAAAGGAAGGGGTGTCAAAGAAATTTCAAAATTTCCACATGCCAGCAAGGCAAACAAGAACTGTAACCACCTACAACAACCGCCCCTTCAGAAAGCCGAGGGTAGCTAATGCAGCGGTTTATAAAGCGTTGCCTAGAAGGACTTATGCTAGAAGTAGAGTACCCTTGGCGAGTAGGGGATGGAAATTTAACAACAGTGAGTTAAAAGTAAGTGATGCTGTTTCATCAACGTATGCTGTTAATACAACTGGTCTCTGTACACCTCTTTGCATCCCCCAGTTGGGATCCGACATGAATATGAGGATAGGCCGAAAGATTATGATCAAGTCTGTTTACATCAGAGGATTCTGTGCGACGGCTGCGTCGCTGACGATAGATGACGGACAGGCAACGGAACCTACGTTGCTGAGGTTTATCATCTTTATAGATGATCAACCGAATGGCACTCCTGCCACTCCTGCCCAAGTGTTATCTACTGTAGACGCTACTTCTCAATTAAATCTGAACAACCGAGACAGGTTTAAGGTTGTTTCTGATAAGACCTTCATAATGGGACCCTGGGCATTGAACTTTGCCACTGGCTATGCGAGTGCTCCAAGCCAAATACACCCTGTGAAGAAATTCAAGAGCTTGAATTTGGAGACCATTTTTAATGGGACCAGTACAGGAAATATATCTGACATAGCCAGTGGTGCTTTGTACATGATGTGGATAGGCACGGGAACTGGGGATTCGGCCTCAAGGGCAATCGTCAGTACTAGAGTTCGCTACAGCGATACTTAAGAGATTTATTAAATATCCTTAAGATAATCATCAGCATCAAATGACATTGAGTCATCTTCCCATGCGAAAGGCACAGTATCTGCCAATAAAATAGGTTCTACCACGTCAGTGGGAACTGTTCCTTGCATTTCGAGGATTCGGGCTTGCTCGAATGCCCATTCTTTTCCTTCTCTGGGCAGCTCGAATATTCCAGATATTCTTCTGTGGAGCTGCCTGATGTCTTCGGGCTGATGTTCGAGTCGGGAGGCGAACATTGAGTCGGGGTGTTTAGGTGCTGTAAAGAAAATAAACTGAGGGGTCCATTCCACAAATCCTCCCTTAAATTCGACTCGCATAGGGTATCGGTCGATGAGACGAAGCAAGAAATTGAAAGAGACTCCCTTTGATCTAAAGTCATCGAAGAGCACAGAACGTTGGCCATCGTATCCATCGAACCACTTGAATCCTCCTCCTGAGATCCAGACCTCCCCCATGTGCTCAGCAAATTCAAAACAGCTCCTTGTCTTTCCAGTGCCGGTTTCACCCCAGATCCAGTACACTGCAGGAGGTTCTGATCTGGGAGGTACTGTGAGTGATCTAAGAATGGTTAGACCTTTGTGATACTTAACAATAGCCACAGCGCCGATGTCTTGGTTAGCTGCTAAGTCACGCATGGTCGTACCATTTAAGACCAGCTGACAAACATCCTTCAAATCATTCCTCTTACCTTGTGCTGGCATCTGTCCATAGGTAAAAGGATGCGGATCTTGCTTGGTGCAGTAGACAAGCGATTGATCTGGCGTGCCATTCATGTTCTCCAAGCGGAAACGAGGAGAGCCAAGCAAAGTCTTCACAGTTGAAAAGGCCATCTGCGTCAATAGCACGACAGCTCCTTGCAAATGGGGTGTCCCACACTCGGCGCCAGTCTCTTTGGCAACGATCATCCACCTTACTTTCGCAGTAACTGCAGGGGAAACCAAATGGTTGTATTCCTCCTGTGTCCAGTTATTCAATGTGAATACGAATCTTCTCAAACGTTGAGGTCTCTTATAAGGCACTCTTTGATCCATGAGGGAATTAATATACCAACTCCGCAATCGGACAACCCTATAACACCTCAACTCCGATTAAACACCGTTATAACTCCGACATAACTCCGATCCGATAGATCAACTCCGGTAAATGACGCTACACTATATATGTGCGATATAGCTACACTACACACGGCGCCGCAGGCGCCTAACCTCTCAAATTCTGTTACCAATCCTAGGCGCGCAAGGGGCCGTGGCGCGCAAGGGGCCCACCCCACTGTTACGCCTTAGGGCTCGCGTAACTCTACTGTTAAGGGGGGGG